GGACAGCGGCAGTCAAAGCAATTTCAGGCGGTCATGCGTTTGTGTCTTACGCGCATTCAGACCAACTAACGATTGCTTTGGAGGTCGCGCAGTCCTTTGCGTTGGATAACGGCGCGTTTAGCGCATGGCGTTCTGGCAAGCCCGTGATGGATTGGACAGACTTTTACGAATGGGTAGCTGAATTACATCGTTATCCCTCTTTTGACTTTGCTGTCATTCCTGACGTTATTGACGGGGATGAAGATGCAAATGATGCCCTTATCGATGAATGGCCTTGGAAACAAACAGCGCCGTGGATTGGCGCACCGGTTTGGCACTTGCATGAAAGTCTGGATAGATTAGAGCGTTTAATGCAGACATTTCCTCGGGTTTGTTTGGGGAGTTCCGGGAACTATGCCCAAATTGGCACAGAAGCATGGTGGAACAGAATGCGTGAGGCCATGAATGTTCTATGCGACAAACATGGCAGACCGTGCGTAAAAATTCACGGATTGCGAATGTTAAATCCTGACGTTTTTACAAGATTTCCATTTTCCTCTGCTGACAGCACGAATATCGGACGAAATGTTGGTTTGGATTCACATTGGAAAGGCACTTACACGCCACCAACAAAAGAAGCAAGAGCAATGATTATGCGAGAACGGATAGAGTCTCACCAATCATTAACATTTTGGAATCGCAAACAAAATTTAATTCAAGAAACTTTGTTTGCATGAGAAACCTTTACGCCGCACATATCGACTTCACAGAATTGACGGGACTGCTTGGCAAGGTGGTTCCGTCAAATCTGGATATGGTCTATGAGCGCAAAGGGAGCTTTCTGGTCGCCGAATGGAAGCGGGACGGGGAACAGGTCAGCAAGGGTCAAGAAATCCTCTTAAAAAGCCTCTCAAGGCTTCCTAGCCATACTGTCCTCATCATTAACGGGTACACAGAAGACCGAGAAATGACGGTCAGCAAGTTCTGGCGTGTTTTGCCTTACGACAAGTGCATCCTCGCTGGCGAAGGTCTTACCGAACTCAAGGATTACATCGTTGAGTGGTATATGGTTGCTGATGTTTCAAATGTGGAATTCTAGATTTTCTTGGGGGGTGGTAAGCCCGATTTAACGCCCCAAAAGTAGAGGTCATGCGCTTGTTCATCGACTTCGAAGCCGTAAGCCACAAATTCGCTCAAATCGCACTTTTCGCGCACATCAGCCTCGGTGACATTGGCGTAATAGTCGCCAGCGGTGTGTGGCGAATCCCACGGGTTGCAGCGGCTGGTTCCATGTTCAGGGCGACCGGTTGTAGCGCAAGTAAAGAAGACAAGATGGTTGGCAAACTTCACCATGTTGGCAAAGATTTGAGGCCATGCAGCCGTATGCTCAAAGCACTCCGTACTGCACACCACATCAAATGAGCCGTCCGTGTAGGTCAAGTCTTCACCTTTGGCAACCACATCAACGCCGGGGCCGGGGCCAACGTCCACCCCTATGTAGTTACATTGCTCAAAGTACGGCCTGATTGTGCCGTTCAGGTTCAAAGAACCTATCTCTAGCACGGCCTGACGCACAAAGTATTCTGGAAACTTTTCTTTCAGACGAACGACGAACGCCATCTGCGCTGGATGCGCCATACTTATCCCCTAGTTGTGATTAACGGCGACCTTTTCTCGCCGTCTTTGCTGACTTTCTAAACGCTGCGTCTGTGGGCGCACCTTTGCTTCCGGCTGTTCTCATGCGCTCACCTGAACCACGCTTGATACGCTCACGTTTAGCGTTTATGTTTGTATAGTCCGTCGCTCATCTTATCTTGCTCCGCGACGGGCAGGTCGCATAGCTCTGGTTGCAACATCCTTCATCACGCGACCGATTGCTTTTGAGGAATCGCTTTTGGCCTCGCTTTGACGCGAACCTGCCGATGCTGCTTTGTCACCCAAAGAACGCACCGTAGCGCCGACTGCTCTTTTGATACCTTTCATGACATCTCCTTTGAAGTTAACGACATCCCCATCTACGTCTAGCTGCTTTGCCGCGCTCACCCTTCCAAGACTTAGACCGCGCACAAAACGACTTGTGGCGAGGATTCTTGGGGTCTTTGGTCGGGGCTTTTAGTTTGCTGCCGGTAGCACGGTTGTACTTCTTGCGACCCTTAGCGGTCAAGCCACTACCAGCCTTGACAGACAGCTTCTCGCCCCTGCCGACAGAGAGATTTACGTTCCTAGACATCACTTGCTCCGCTTCATCATCTGCAACATCAATTCTTGCCGACGTTTGCGTTGCGCTTCTTTCAACATATCACCTTTTACCTTGTTGAAATAGGCACTACGGGCTTGCGCTGCTTTTTCTGCTTCCTCGACAGAAGGAAAATTGGGAAAACGAAAGCCGCTTTGGGCTTGCTTCTGAACATTCTCTTTGATGATGTCGAACTGCGTTTTCGGGTCATACATCACGCCGCCGTAAATGCTCGGCACGTTATAGAACCCTTCACCAGCAAGACCAAGTTCTTTAGCAGGAACAGTAATCGAAAGTTCAGTATGTGGTTCTTTCCAATCGCCTTCAGAAAAGACAATCGGCCTATCCATTTCAATCGGGAACCCTGCGGGGTCTTTGTATTCTTTCTTAGGCAATCGTTGCTCCCTGCTGTAATTGCGCTAATGTCAATCCCCCCGTGTATTGGAAGTGCGGGTACTCCTTAAACCGCTTCCAATCCCCTGCCCACTCCAGACCCACGGCTTTGCCTTTGCTGCCAATCTTTTGCCAAACTTCGTCTTTGACATCCCATCTCGGTTTGCCAGCCACAATAGGCACAACATCAACAGCACAACGATGATTATGAAAACTTTGACCAGCCCTTGCGTTCGTGACAATCTTTCCCGGTTTTGTTCTACCTTGCGCGTATAGCGCGTCTTGACTCGCATTGTCTCTATAGGTACTGGTTACTAACAAATCGATGCCATCAGCATTACAAGCCGCTATGAACGCTTCAACACGGCTTTTAACCGGTGGTAGCAAGTCATTCAAGCTGCGGCTGTTAATCATCCCTTCGTCACCATCCCAACGATGCCAGCCAAACCAAGACCTACCGTCACGATGTTATTCGCCAACTCTGGTGCAATCGGCACACCTATAGCCGTCAGAAATAACAGGATGCCGCGCCATGTTGACGGTTCTTTTGCTCTTTCAAGAATGTAAGTTCTCATAGTCCTTCTCCCGGAGTCACATACACTTCAGAGTTATTGTTTTCCCCGATTAACGATACATAAACCGTTTTTGTCGGGCCACATTGAACGCTAGTAAAAATGACACGAGTGCTTGGCGGCACTAACATCGTGTATTGCCCCGTACTATCTGGCAACACAGCGGCTACATTAGATTCGCTAATGCGAACGTATGCCCCTTTACCAGCGGCTTCGTGGTTTGAAAAATAATACTGATTACAAGGGCTGTCAGCAGTAATGGCAATCGTGACAGCCGTGTTTGCCGAGGGCGCAGCAATTTTGTACGTCTTGCCCATCGGCTGAAACGCAATGTTATTAGCCATTAGTACACCTTTTTGCCGCCACCAGACGTTTTAGAGAGTTTCGAGGTGTAGTTGCCATCCTCAAAACAGAGGATTGAACGGTAGCCACCAATCGGCACTTGTCCGGGTTGCCACTTCTGCTTGTTCTCGGTTGCGTCAGAAGGCTTCTGCGGTCTGACAGCCTTTGCATACTTCTGGCTGTAGTTCAGTTCCTCTGCGCCGGGAACGCTACTCTTGTATTGAAGGTCTTTCGGGTCGCGCATCGCTATTCCTTTCTTTCACTCTTACTAACAAATAACTGAATAGTACGAATATCGCTAGGGTCGATACTCGCTCCCACATCGGGTTCCACATCGTCCAACACCCTAGACCAAATGAAGTCAGTAGTGCCAAAATCGTAATCAACCGGTCGCTGATGACGCGCAAGGCTATAGTAATGACTTGGATTGCTTCCATAGTTATCCCCTAATATGAAGAATCTCAAGTCTAATCCTTATCGTCATCCTCATCAAGATTAAAGCCGGAACCCCATTCATCGTCCGACATCTTCAGCTTGATGGCCTCCAGCTTCAAAGCCCTGTCAATCACCTTCATCTTCTCTGTGATGCTTGCCATGCTGTCATTCATCACCGACTTCAAGGTACTCGAAATCGCATCCTCTAGGTCAGGATTTATCCCCTTGCTTTTCTTAGCCACGCTTGCCTCGCTTGCCCTTCTTTGCTTTTCTTGCAACTGACAACGCGATTGCAACCGCCTGTTTCTGCGGTCTGCCGCGCTTCATCTCACGACGAATGTTCTTACTAATTGCTTTTTGGCTATAACCTTTGGTCAACGGCATATCATCACCTTGGTTCCATTGAAGTAACTTGGCCTTTGCCGGTCAAATAATCGTAACCAGACGAACCAGCTCTATATACGCCGGGAGCCGCATAACCCGTAATTGCATTGCGTAATAGACGTTGAGACAAACTCAACTTTTGTTCTTCATTTATAACTACTTTGGCTATTTCATCTAACTGCGATTGCAACTGAGAAATCTTTGCTTCATCCATCAAACCAGTACGGCGCAAGGCTGGCGCAACATTTTCTCTAAACGTAATACCTGCGCTTCTCATGCCCGTAGAAGCACGGTCAGCCATGATTTGACTAACAGCGTCTGCCAGCGTTTCCTTACCTTTTGCTGACTTGCTAATTACAGGCGCAATCGCATTCCATGTTTCTCTGTCGCCAGACAAAATCATGTTCTTAACTTGTAACGGCGCTTCTTTTGAGCCAATCAAACGGTCAACCATTTTCTCGGCTTCTTTTGTAATCTTTGCAGCCTCTTTCCCTGCAACTTTTTCAACAACCTCGCCCTCAGCGCCAGCCATCTTGCCGCGCTGCTCAATGCCCTTCTGAACTTTTGCGCTTCTTGCAGCAAACCCTTCCGCACGTTCTAGAGCATTTAAATAAGAACTAACTTTTGCATTAACTTCAGGCAACGCCTTGAGCCAATCAGAATTAGAGTTAGCCCATCGACGAACCGCAGTAGCGTCTTTTAGATTACGCAACTGATTAGCAGCAAAGTTGCTTGCCTCTGTTGTAACAAACGCTCTGTCACCAGTTAAGTCAATCAAATCTTTGACGCTCTGCTCACTCTTAAAATAATCTTTCGGCAAAGACTGTGCGTCGGTCTTGTAACGTGTGGCATCAAACCGGTCTAGCGCAGTTGCTCTTTCACCAGCCTTTGATTTGTATTTTTCTAACAAGCGAGATGCCATTTCATAATCACGCTGCAATACATCTTGCGCGTCACCCGCAAACTTGGACTGTATCTCGCTAATCTTTCCGTAATACTTTTCTGCTAACTTTGTTCCAATCGCAGAATATCCTTCAACCTCTTTCCCGAACGCTGCGTCACCTAATCTACGGCGAACATCATCAAGCGCCTGAAACGATGTCGGGAAAGTTTTGAACGCCGTTGGTTTTCCCGCTGCATCAAAAGCTGTCGCAACACGCCTTGCTGTAATCGCGTCATAAATGTTTTGGTAAACCTGCAACACGCCTCTCTCTGTTACTGGCGCTGTCTTTTGTTGTTGAGCTGTTTGACCAATCAACAACTTATTTCTAAGGTCAGTAATTAAAGATTTGTACTCCGGCAACGAATCAACCAAGATGCCTTTGCTTTCTTTCTCGGCAACTGCGGCATCCCTGATTGCTTCTTGTTGTTTGTATGCTTGAGAACGCTGAACCGACTCTGTGCTAAACCGGTTTACGATTCTTTCTCTAATGGTGTTGCCGATAGATGATGTTTCTTGTGATGGGTCGCCGACTCTACTAATCTTAGATTTGGCTTCATCAATCAGTTGCTTGCCAGAAGCACCGACATCTTCAGCAAGACCAGCCGCTTGCATAGCTTTGCGCTTTTGCTCCAAGCCAGCAGCCGTTCCAGCGCGTTCTACGCCACCAGCGCGTTGAGCCGCCTCAGCAGCGACCCGTTCTGCTTCTGCGTTTAAATCAGCAAAAATCTTTTCTTGAGGAACGCCAGCTTTTGTTTTGCCGCGAATGTCGCTAATTTGTTTTTCGATAAACGCTCTTTGACTTGGCGTAAGTTTTGCCTCGTCAACGCCTAAATCTTTGGCAACGGCGCTAACAGCACCAGCGGTGTTGAGTCCCAATAAACCTTGGAATCCTTTTCTGATTGCAAAGGTAGCGGCGTTAGCAAACTCTGGAACAACGATTGCCCCACCAAATCTGATGGCCTCTACGGTTGCCGGAGAAGCGCCCATAGCTTCCGCTGTTTCACCTGCCGCCCCGCTACCAAATCCACCAAGCGCACCAAGACCGGATTGAGCCAAGCGTTGACCCCGCAAAGCCTGACCAGCAGCAAACAAAAATGGGGCGGCTGGAGCCGTTAATGGAAAAGCAGACGCAGCACCACCTGCAAGCGTAAACAATTCTGGCGATACCGCACCAACCGCTGCACCCATCCCTGTTTCCGCAGCAACCTTTTTTGCTCGACCAAAAAAATCATCTTTTGGTTCTTCTTTTAAATCTAACTTCGGAGCTTTGTCACGGGTTGCGCCAGACGGCAAAGGTATCGCATCCATCGTTGCGCCAGACGGTAGAGGTGGCGTACCCATCGTTGCGCCTTCAGGCAAGGGGGACATATCCATAGTTGCCCCTGCTGGCAATGGTGGAAGTGGTTCAGCCATTATTTAGCCTCCGTCCCATCATCTTCAAATACCCATTTGTTGCCGCGAGGCACAATCGCTCTACCTCTTAGAAATGCGCGATTCGCCGATGGCGTTGAAGCCGCATTGCCAGAATCAACCGGTAAATTTATGTCGCCTCTAGGAGTTGCCAATTCTTCAAATTGTTGATTGATGGTTTGTCGAGAACCTCTGGTTGCATCCAAAACATCGTTAACATTGTATGGAATAGCCTTGTTAACAGCATTCATGTAATTGTTAACTTTGCCAGCCATCTTGTCAGACGAACCCGGATGCGCCTCAAACACATCCGCAAAGATACCAAGTTCTTGTTTGAATCGGGCCAAGAATAAAGCTGAGGTCGCAGCAGAATCACCAGCTCTTGGTAATTGTTGTTTGTACGCTTCAATCGCGTGTTTAGCGCCAGAGTTTGCGTAACCACCGCCCAAAGTTCTAGCCATGTTTTGGTCAAGACCGGCTACTAATTGAGCAAACATACGTTCATCTTGGCTAGTAATCTTTCTACCTAATGCCGCTGTTAAACCTTGCTTTAGAGAATCACCAGATTTACCCGCCAACTCTGCAAAGTTACCCATGACGGTATCTCTTGGCATATTTGTAATGTTGACCAAATCTTGTGCCGCTTGGCTAAACGCTTCAGCCATATTGAAAGCATATCGAGTGTTTGCTGCGCTTCCCTGACCCCTTGGTTGGGATGCTCTAATTGCAGCCAAACGCTCTCTATGGTCCATGTCTCTGCGACTGCGCCTTTCAGCAGCCGCCTCTCTGTCTCTAGCCAATTTATCTTGTTGAGCAAATTGAGCTAATTGTCTTTTTTCAGCAGCCTCATCTTTTTTAGATTGAATTCTTTCTTGAGAAGCCAACTTTTCTGTTTCTTTAAAGTCTTTCTTGATGCCATCTAAGAAATTGACATATCGCTCAATGCCCTGTTTCTCAAGAATCTGCTTGCCAACCTGACCGCCCAACTTTGCAGCCGACTGACCTGCCAACGCTTGCGCTTCCTCGCGGTTGTAAGCAAGTGTCTTGTAAGCACGGTCTGCATCTTTATAAGCGTCATCAAGAACGGCTTTTACTCTAGCCATGTTCTTGTCAAACTCAACCTTCTCTCGCTCCCACAAGTCTTTACGACCTTGTTGCCATCCCTTCAGCATCCCGTTCATGCTGACCAAGGTGTTCATCGCTGACATCTTGCCTTCACCACCCATGCCCGTGCCGACCAACCCAATCAAGCTAAACAGGGTTGCCATGCTTTGCACGTTCTCTTGCGTCGGATGAAACTGTGGATGAGGAAACCGCTGACGAATAGTGTCAAGGCCAGCCTCAATGTCCTGCGCTCCCTCTCTGGTCTGACGCGCTATATCGGCTTCAGCGCCAGCCTGAAACTGTTGCGTTGCCAACTGTGCAGCACCAATGTCTTGCTCTGCCTTTTCTAGCCTTCCTAGCTGCCGACCTTGTTCTGCGCCAACTTCTTCAGACGTTTTGAACTTTTTTCCGCTTTCTTCAAAACTTCCAACAGACGGAATCGGCCCCAACTCCGTTTTGAATCCAGCCAAGTCAGGTGCGGCTGGCAAACTAAACGCCTTCGGTCTAGTCGTCAGAGCTTTTGTTTCTTCAGCCATTAGACTCTCCTAACTTGTTGAGTTCCGGGTACGCCGCCTGATGCGAATTGAGCAAGGTTAGTGTAGAAGTTTTGATTTGCTTCAAGCAACTGTCTATCAAGCTGCATACCAGTTCTGATAGCGCCCAATGCAATCTGGTCGCCAATCTGCGACACCTGCAAGCCGTAGTTAAACTGATTCTGCAACAAGTTATTGCGGAACATCTCTAGTTGAGCCTGTGCTTGTGCTGCACCGACACCACCCCTAGTCTCAACACCCTGCGCTAACTGTGCGCGAAGGGCTTGGAAAGCCTGTGCAGACTGCGGAGTCATTTCACCGGATTGTGCTTGACGCTGCAACTCCGAACCCATCTGCTTGTATGGGTCGCCTAACGCTCTCTGCTCTGCAACAGACTGCTCACGCTGACGTTGCGCCTCTTGCATAGCGCGTCTGCCCTGCACAGCGCCGAATGCCGCCGTGCCAAGTCTCAAGGCTTCAGAAGGACTGACGTTTTCTTTGAGATATTCAAAAGCACTCTTAGCTGGCCCAATCAATGCCTTATCTACCAAGCTAGGTGGCGTTGGCATTTCGACATTTTGATAAGGATAAGTGTCGGGGTAAACCAAAGGAGTTGGGGTGTAACCTGTAGGCGTGGTTTGTCCTGCTAATAAATCTCTCCTAGCGCCCATCCCGCTTGGAAATTCTGTTTCAGCGATAGCTTGAGCGCCAAACCTATCGTAAATGTCTGCATTTGTAGAAACTGCTGGATAAGGTGTTGCGCTTCCTCTGTATTGGTCTATTGCTTTTTGTTGCGTTGGGTCGCTGTACTCGTAAGTTTCTGGCGCATTAAAACCATAGCTAAGTTCCGGTTCAGCTCTAGTTCTATAGCCACCCGTTTGAATGTCAGGTGCATCAAAATCAGCATAGTCACTAATATTGAAGCCGTCATAAAACTCTAGCAAGCCGGTATCAGGGTTGACTGTGCCAGCGCCACCAGAATCTTTCAGAAGCGCAGCCTCTTTCGGCGTAATGTGTGCAAGCATCGTGTCACCACCACGACCTTTTTTAGATAGCATCTTCGCTATCTCTTTCAGGTCGCTAGTTTCCTGAATGCTTGCCTTTAACAGTTTTGCAATTTGCTTTGCCATTTAAGCCTCCGAATTACCCATATAGCGGAGCGACTCTACGTTCCACCCTGACCTTCTTCCTTCTTCTCTCTCGCCACCAAACACCGGCGCACCCGCATCGCCAATCCGTAACGCTTGCGCTAATGCTTGTGAACCGGGAGAAGCCTGTGTTAGCGGCGCTCCTAAACGTCTTGTCGCACCAAGTTGTGTCGGAGACTCTGTTGGCGTTTCCGGCTGACCTCTAAACAAGTAACCAAAAGCCTCACCCAAAGATTCTCTTAATAAATCTTCTTCTCGCCTTGTTAAAGAAGGCGGCACAAAATCAGGTCTATCTCTGTACACGGATGTGCCTGTTTGAATTCCTGACGGGGTAATCAAGCTCTCGCCAGACTGATAAGCAGGTTGAACTCCACCGCTTTCTGTTCCTCTCATTGCACCAGAGGGCGCAAATGTTGAGCTATATAAAGAACCGATTGGCGTTACTAAGCCCTCGCCGCCACCAGTAGGTACACGATTAGTAAAACCGACCTCGGTTGGCGTATTGGCAATCGGTTGACCTCTTTGATACTGTCCTTGCGCTGGAACCCGTAACCTAGCTTCACCGGCTTGCTGTGGGCCTTGCGCTGACATCCCTCTAACACTTTCAACGCCTGTTTGAGTCAAACCAGCGGTTGCCGCACCCCTTAAACCAGCTTTCAATGCTTCATCTGGTTCAGCGCCTTGAACTAGAGCGCCAGTAGTTGCACCCGCACCGCCACCAGCCGCAGCACCAGCAACCCTGCCCGTTGTGCCACCTATAGAACTACTTACCTTTGAACCAACAGCGCTACCAGCAAAAGTGCCAGCGCCAGCAGCAGCACCAGCTTTCAAAATGTCTGAACCAGTAGCATTAGGATTTAACGCAGTTAATCCTGAACTAATTGCTGCCGCCCCCGCAGCAGCAGCCGCAGCAGTATTAGCCGCAGCCGCTGGCAATAACGCATTTCCAATAGCTGTGCCAACGCCGGGGGCGATAATCGTCACCACCGCAGCAATAACAGGTGCGTTTTGAACAACAAAGTCACCGACCTTTCTAACAGCCTTCTCTGCTTTTTTTACTAATTTTTTTAAACCCATGATTGTTCTGCCTTCACACTAACTTGGCGGCTGTCGCTAAGACAGCGAGAACGCCATAATTGATAGTGGGGCCAAATACTCTGTCATCCTCTTGGCCTAGCTCTCGAACCTTTTCTAAGAACATCGGGTACAAACTTCTGTTGTAAATCGCTAACTCTGCTGCGTTACCTAATTCTTTTATATCCTGCGCTGACAGCCCCGTTTCTTGCATCATCATCATTGCTACCCGCTTGGCTTCCGCTACCTTCGGGTTCGACATTGGGTTCAAGTCCTGCTGCAACCCTTGCAATGACGCTTGAGTTTGCTGTGCTGAAAAATCAGATTTTTTTTGGGACGGGGAAACCATTTTCATAGTCCTAAAGAAGCCACGATTTGTTCGTGAATGTACAAATGGCTGGCTAACCAGTCGTAAAAATCCGATTCATTGTTGAAATCAACGTCCAATAAATTGAACGGATTGTTCAAATCTAACAGTCCAGCAAACGCTTGATGCTCGACCTGATGCGCCTGTAACCAGTCATCTAGGTTGCTTATTTCAGCGTCTATAAGGGGGTAAATAGGCACTACAAAGTTGGAATCCATCAAAACCTGCTGAAATAGCCGGTGTTGCATCCCGTTTTCAAACAAAAACTCGCTCAATGAGTCGTTATCACCGAACTCAACCATTGAAAGCGTGTTCATGTTCATTATTTGTCTGCCTTACTTTCTAATTTGTCAAAAATCTTACCCAACATCCCTTTGATTTCGTTGATGTCGTTTTTGTAATCATCTTTGCTCAAATAAACGTGCGGCAACTCACGAATGTCATCGTCAATGCGATTCAACATCCGAGTAATGTTGTTTAACGTCCAGCCTCCGAAGAAAGCTGCTACGCCAACGACTAAGTTAAATAACATTTGGCCTTCCAATTTACACTCCGTAGTAAGGAATCTTCTTGTTAGTACCGTTAATGCTAATTGTGATGTAACCCTCCGGCACAAGCGGCAAACTAGAGGTCGCAAACGTCGCATTGGCTGACGTAGTTGCACTTATGTTGGCATTGCTTAATGTTGCAGCGTTAATCGTGACGCTATTGATAGTGCCGCCAGTAATCGTCACATTATTCGCATTTTGCTGCGACATCGTGCCGTAACCGGTCTGCTTCATCGAACCAAAAGTGTCAAACGTGCCGTCGGTTGTCCAAGTGTCACCAACATTTAATGTCACTTTGTAAAGTGTTCGTAGCGTACCGTTGTTGTTGTAGCTGATAGTTACCGTAACCGCAGCCGTATCCTTGTTCTCAACGGTAATAGACTTAATAGTGCGTCGTGTAGAGGCCGCTGGAGCCGCAACAAGCGTTCC